TCCCAGGAGATTCTCAATCTCCTGGGGACGAATACATCTGTCGAGCTACAAGCTCGTACAGGTGCCTCCTCATCCCATGGACAGTCCATGGTGAGGAACCGTCTCCAAGGGCAGATCTTATCTGCCATGGAGCATTCTGGTGCCTCCCGTTCGGTGGTCTTACCAGAATATGGGCTGAAGACTAGAATAGTCTCCTGCTCAGATGCAGTACGGACGTTTAAGTCCGAGGCGTACAGGAAGCCCTTGTACAGGCTCCTCGCCAAACTGCCATGCTGCCGTCGTGCATTGCACGACCAGCTTGCCGACCTTCCTTTTAGGAGGGTCAGCGAAGAGGCCAGCGTTTACTCAGCTGACCTCTCGTCGGCCACCGACCGACTGGACCACAACGTGCTCGCAGTTTTCTGCGACCTACTTCACGTTCCACGTGATGTGGTCTTCGGTGGTACGGTTGATAACCGTCCCATGGTGCGCGGGACCCTTATGGGGATCCCATGCTCGTGGGTAATGCTGTCGTTGGTCCATGCTTGGGCCATCTGGTCGTCAAGGATTCCCTTGACCACCTGTCACCTAATGGGTGACGACTGCATCGCCATGTGGACTCCAGATCAAATCTTGGAGTACAACCGGAACCTTCCTCGTCTTACGGGGATGGAACTGAACACCTCCAAGTCTTTTATATCAAAGACTGGAGGAACCTTCTGCGAGAGGTTTTACCTCCGCAGATGGGGTACTTCGCTTGTGAACGTGCCGACTTTGTCGCTACGTTCCTTACTTGACAAAAGTAAGCGAAGGACGTATGAGGAGGGGATTCCCCACCAAATACGCATCCGACGTTATCTTTGGGATAACGTTGGATCTTGGCGTAACAAGGTTCTCCTTGCAATCCAGAGTGCGTGGGCGCCGGAGAAGCTCCGGCGTCCGCGCGTGCACCTCCCCCTCTCCTTGGGTGGGCTGGAGGTGCTTCCTAAGAGGCCGACGAGTCAGGTACCACCTGATCTCGGTTGGCTGTATAGCTCCATCCATGATGGAGCTATATCGGGAGCAGAGCTGAGGCAACTCAGCATTCCGCTCACGTCGGCATACCCGGTGAGATCACCGGAACGTATAGCCGCAGACCGTCTTGCAGCTCTGCAGGACGGTCTCACCTTCAGCACCTCGTCTTGTGACGAGAAGCTGGAGGCCTTTTGGCAGGCCATGATCAGCGAAAGCGCTGAAATGGCCGTCCGCACCATCAAAAGTGCGGTTCCGGCACGGTTAAATTACCACCTTTACAAGAAGCTTGTAAAGGCCGTGCCTGTCTCAGTTGAGGTGAAACCTCACCTGAGACTCTCACCTCCCTCATGGATTTCCATGAGGAAGATATTGCAGAGGCTTCGTGTTTCACGAGCCTCTGCCCGGGTTGAACGAGCCGCCAAGTCTCACTTGGACGTTCGTTCGCGTTTCGGTTATTAACCGAACGAATCCACAACAGGGGGCCAACCTGTTATGAATTGGTCGTCCGCCAACGACGTGGCGACGGGACGTAGTACGAACTCGAGAGGCCCTCGAAAGGGGCCTCCGACCTTGACCGGTCATAGAAACCGTTTCGCACCCCGCGTCGTACCTTCGG